TGTCTTAACAACTTTATCTGGTCAGGTCTAAATGCACGGTTTTCTTCTAGAGCCTTCACAAATCCTTCATCTCCCAACTTAACCTTGCCCTTCATTACATCTCTTAATATTCTTTCTTGGTCTTCGCTCAGGCTGTTTTCAAATGCCCTTCTTACTTTGTTATAACTTACCCTGAACTTACTCGCCCGTCTGAAAATACTGGACGTTGGTACAAAGTCTAATACTGCTGGCTCTGAAAACGTATCAAGGTGTCTCATACCTGCTTCAAGTTGAGCATGATATTTCGCAGCCCATGATTCATCAGTCTCATCTACACCACGTATAATGCTACCTGCTTTATTCTTTATACCAGCCTGACCGGGCTTTACGTTCAGCCACTCATCTAATGTAGTAAGAGGGTTGCCGTACATATCAAGACGTAATCCACCCTCTAGACCTTCTCTTATTCTAATATTATTAACTTCTTCAGGAGTAAGCCTTCTTCCTGTTTCACTATCAAAAAGAGTATCTCCCATAAGTTCTTTATTTCTTTTTCGTGCAAGTCCTATTTTTTGAAGGAACCTACCAAACTTATTATTAGCCTGTGCCTCGGCTTTTACGTCAGCAGTTAGGTCTTCAAAAGACTTAACTACATTCCCCTGCTCATCTAATACATTGCCTCTTTCAAATCTTATACCTTTTAAAGGTTTTGCTTTTATTAATCCTGCAGCTTCCAGTCCTACCTTACCTGCCCTGTATGTTGCAGGTATAGCCTTAACTACTTTAAGTACTTTCTCAACAGGAATAGGTGCTGAAGCTACAGCAGCCGGACTAAATAGTTGCATCTGTGCCTGTTCAGTTTCAGGACGTTCCTTATGTGATTCCATGATTTTTTCCGCACTTGGTGATTTTCTAAATTCCATATATTCACCTAGTCCGGGAACTGCTGCACCTAGCATACTCCACGGGTCTTTTATGTCAGGTCTTGGTGCTTCCCAATCATGTGCTTTTAAGGCTTCCCTTGTCTGTCTATATTTCTCTTCCAGTTTTCTTCCTTCAGGAGTAGATAAATCACGCCTAAAGCCAGCTTCCATCTCAGGAGACTGTAATGCTTCCCAAGGACTAGGTAACCAGCTAGGTAACCCTTGGGATTCAAGAGCAACATCCATCTTTCTAAAAGGTTCTGGAAAACTTTTTTTTAGCTGACCATGAATCATAGGCAATATACTTGCAGGTCCCATAGCAGCTTCTGGTATATTACCAAATCCAGCAGCAATAGGGGATACTCTTATATTTGGGTCTTTTTCTAATAGAGGTTTCACACTCAAAGCTGCAGCAGATTCCATTGAGAATATGTCCGTTTCTTGTATTTTACTACCAACATTTTTAAGACCTCGCCATGCCGGGTCCCATGCCCGTTTAAACAGTCCGGGTCCACGTTCCTCTTCACGTTTCTTCATTACCGCATCAAGTTGTTGTTTGCTTGGTCTGCCCATTATAGACTCCTAAAAGAATATACGTCTTGTTGTAGGTGAATACGCTCCTGTAAACGAACCTTTCTGACTAGGTGGTAAAGCCGTATACCTTTCAGTAAACGGGTCTTGTTCAAGATACTCTGTCCACTTTAGACTAGGTGCTTCTCCACTTCTAATCTGTGAACCCAGCTTACCTAAGTATTGATTATATATATCTCCGAAACTTCTTTCGTAAAACTTTTGTGCTGCAGGAGAACCTCCACCGAAAGCCTGACCTTTTCCGCTACTGTAATAAGCAGCTTCAGGTTTATACTCTAGGAAGTCTCCGAAAGCATTGTCAGATGAAAGATAGTTTGGTGTATTATTAGTTGCCATACTTATCTCCTAAAGTAGTTGTATTCTGGTATCGTAAGGATTAGGATATTCTTGTCTTCCTATAGATGTTACTGCAGGTCCGGCATTGGGATTATATAAAAATGGTTCATTAGATATAGCACTTCTAGGATTATTCATACCAAACATACCGGGCTCTAAAGTACCCATTCCTATATCACTAAACGAGCCGGGCTGCATAGAAGGAAATCCTCCGCCTCCGGGTGCAGCTAAATTAGGAGTACCTGAAAAACTAGGAGGTGCTCCAAAACCACCTCTTCCAGTAGGAGGAGGTGTAGTAGATAGTGAAGGTGCAGGACTTTGACTTCCAATATAATCTTGAACCCATCTATCCTGATATGGTTGTTGAGTAGTTGTAGGTCTTCTTATATCCGTAAATGCACCGGGTTGTATAGAAGGAAATGCAGGTGGTTGTCCGGATGGACCGGGTTGTATAGTAGATGTTACAGGTGGTATTTGTGGTTGCATAGGTACTTGTTGTGGCATAGGCTGTAATTGTCTAGCTGGAAATTCTACTGATGTTGCTCTAGGTTGATTAAACTGACTTGCCAACAGGTCATTTATATTTGGTCTTTCTGCAGGAACAGTTCTTGTGCCCTTATCTCTCCATACCCATGCTCCAGAAAACGGATTCCTCACATATTCCTTGTCGGCAGTTGGGTCGCCACCTTCCGGAGTAACATAAGTTGTTACAGGTGCTCCTGTTATATCTGTAAATGCACCTCGCCCTGTAGAAGCAAAACCACTAACATTATCTTGTCCCATTTGACCAAAGTTTGAAGGAGGGACAGGAATATTACCTTCCCCAAAACCACCTCCGGGAAGTGCTGCAGGTCCAGCCGTTAAGCTGGGGTCAGGAGGTGTGTATAACCTATCTTGTTGATACTGATGAAGTACAAATCGGTTTGCATCATCTAAATTCATAAATCTACCTGCATCTGGAACATATACTCTATTTGGGTCGCCTGTCGGAGAAAAATAAGGAGTACCTTGTGAACCTAGTCCTCCTACTCCAGTACCCAAAGGGTCTATTCCCGGTGCACCTATATTTGGTAATGCACCTTGTCCTGCTCCTGTAGGTCCTGCCATAGTACCTGCAGGAGGTAATCCGGTAAGTCCGGATATACCCATTGGGTCTAATAGTGGAGAGCCCGACCCTACAGTTCCCGGCAGCGGTTGTACAGCTCCTCTTGCATCAACTAATGGAATACCTCTTCCGGGCATCTGTTGAACAGAAGGAATACCGGCTTCCCCAAATCCTCCTCCCGGTAACGCTGAAGGACCAGCCATAGTTCCGGGTGTTGTTGGTTGCGGTTGTGCTACTGCGGAAGGTGTAAAACTAGGAATATCTTCTCCTCCTAATCCCGGAAGCAAACCTGTATCTGGGGTAGGAGTAGTTGGAGTAAATGGTTGAGTAGGAGTTGGTGCTCCAGTAGGAATACCTTCTCCTCCAAGTCCGGGTAGTAAACCCGTATCAGGTGTAGGAGTAGTAGGAGTAGTTGGAGTAAATGGTCTTCCTGTCAATCCCTCTGTTCCCTCCAAGTCTCTTGCTATCTCAGGAGGAGGTTGAGGTGTAGTTGTTGTAGGTTTCGGCTGTACTACCTTATCTGTTGCTGTAGGAATAGCTGCTGTAATAGCTGGTTTGTTTTCTACAGTAGGAGTTGCTGCATTTTCTAAAGTTACATTAGCAGCAGCCTTATCTGAAGCAGTTGCTTTATTTGTTTCAGCCTGTACAGACTTTGTGTCTGTATAAGGTGATATAGCTTTTTGTTCAGGTGGATTACCTAATCCGTTCAAATCAAATCCGTTCATAGACATATGTAATAATAGGTTAGAAGGGTTGGTTGTAAGGTCAGGATTATCACGTTCTAACTTTGCTATCTCTTCTTCTATAGCTGTATCCATCCATCCTCTCATACCTGCAGGAAGGTCTGAACCTCCGAGCATACCCTTTATCATCGCTATAACCTGCTCTCTTCCACCTTCCTCATTCAAATTCATGAGGTTACCTTTTTCGTTTCCACTCATGCCGGCAAGGAACTTTGTCCTCTGCTCGAACTGCTGTTCAGGAGTCATCTTGTCATATCCTTCTATCGCCTGAGAAACCATGCCTCCTTTTCTAATACCGCCCATTGCGTTCTGCCAGTCCTGACCGCCCCATGCAGTAGGTTGTGCTTCCATGAATCCACGGAAGGTATCCTGTCCCTGACCGGGCATGTCTCCAAAATACTGACCCAAACCAAATCTGGTCTGTAGTTCCGGTAATCTCTGTTGTGCAATCTGTCTGCCTGTAGAACCTAATGCTCTGACACCCGGTGCTGACTGCATCATATTATAATAGTCAAATGCCCTCATTCCCGGAGTCTCGCTTCTTGCCCTAGCTATAGCTTCAGGGCTCATGAACGATATCTCTGCAGGAGTAAAGTCTGTAGTCTGAAACTGATTTGTAGCTGCTGGCGACCAAGGAGTTTCAGTAGGTGCTATCGGTCCTGTTGGTATATCACTACGCACTTGACCGGGTTGTAAAGGTCCCTGCGGTAAATTACCTAAAGGCTGACCTGACATATCAGGCTGCATACCTGCTTGGTCTAAAAATATCTGTCCACTCACAGGGTCAAAAAATCTACCATCTGGTGTTGGAACTAAGTTTGCCATTGTCATTGTATGCCTCCTGTGGGCTGTAGGTTAAATCCTTTCTGTCGTAGCTTTTGTTCTTCTGATTGTACAGCAGGGCTCTTGGGAGCACCATACCAATCAAACTTTCTGTCCTGCCATGTATTGAATAGTTTTTTAGCAGTAATATCTTGAAAGTCTTTACCTGCCATCATCTCGTCACCTAGATTAACCATCATAAAATTACCTATATCTTTTCTAAGTACCTGTTCTCTTATATGTCTATCTCTTGGGTCTTTCCACTTACTTCTTTCCTTAGATACAATCCATTCGGTTACATCTTGAGGTCCTGAGATAAGTGAAGTAGTAAGGTTAAGTACATTATTAAGTGGTTTTGAAGGGTCATTCATTGCCTCTTCCATAAGTGGTTCTAATTCTTCTTTAGGTAAGGTCATAAGGTTTTGGAACTCCGGAGTGGAGGTTACGTTCTTCATGGCTACCTGCCATTGCTGGTTACTCCACGGTCTTACCTGTCCCTTGCTATAGTCTCCCACATAATCTATATATGATTTCTTATATCCGCCAAGGGATTTTTCAACGTCATACTGTCTGCTTAATCTCTTTTCTGTCTTATTGAATATATTCTGTGCGGTAGTGCCTAGTGCAGCATAGACAGGATTATTATTTCTAAAGTACTCCATCTGCATTTTCTTTCCTTCAGCAAAGTCGTTTGTATCTTTTAAGAATGTAGGAGAAAGTGCTTCGGGAGTATGTTCAGTCACGTTCTTTACCCCGACTAGTTCCTTCGGGTCGTACCTACCACCTATGGCAGGAGTCTCTCCCAGACCTATGGCAACAGCAGGTTTCTCAATAGCAGCCTGTTTAAGCCAAGCCTCTATCATTGCATTTATATCTTTTTCTGTTTCTTCATCTTTATCCCCAGCAAGAAAGTCACTAGCATAATCTCCACTTATAGCCTCTCTCATAAACTGCTTTACCCGACCTTCTTTTTCATGAGGTGCTCTAGTGAGTAGGTTGATGGCAGCGGTAAAATCCTCTTGAGGATATTTCTCTAACTGTACATTTATAGGAAGAATCTTTTCTCCAAAGATACTTCTGACATGATTTCTTACTACAGCATCATCCGGACTAGTACCAATAGATGCGTACATAGCCCTTGCAAATCTTGCATGGTCTTGGTCGCTTACCTTTCTTTTAGTAGGAACTCCAGCCATAGACTGAAAACCTACCTTCCATGCAGGAAGATTGACTAATTCTTTATATCTCTTATATGTGTCATCAAGAAATCTTTGATAATCTTCATCATCAACGGTTTCTTCACCTTGTCCTGCCTGCATCTGCAAGTCAGCTATAAGAGCATCAAGCTGCCTTTTTATATCAGCAGGAGTCTCCGCCTTTTTCATAGTCTGTGGCGGTGGTATTGGCGAATAGAATTGTCCCATTCCTCCCATATTATCCTCCCGGTCCTATCAGACCAAGCCGTGCCATACGTTCTTCTTCAGACATAGCACCCGGTCTTGGAGTACCCGGAGGAACCATCGGTCCCATAGGTGGTGTAGGCATAGGTGGTGGAACACCCATAGCTGCGTTGGGCATTACCTCTGGAGGTAATCCCGGTCCACCCTGCGGAGCCATCATCATTTCTGGTGGTAGTCCCGGTGGCATACCTTCTGGAGGCATACCCGGAGGTCCCATAGGTGGTCCCATAGGAGGTCCCTGCGGTTGTGGTGGAGGTTGCGGTTGCATCATCTGCTGCATCTGTTGCTGCTGTTGTTGCATCTGCATCTGTTTATCATTGACTATCTTCATGAGTTCACCGAAATAGAATCTGGCAAGGTCGGGTCTACCCCTCTCTTCCAGACTCTTGAGTATAGTCCATAGCTGTGCTTCGGGCAGAGCCCTTTCGGCAGACTGTTCTCTAAGCATATCTTCTATCTGGTCTGTATCCTGCATACCGAGTATCATATCTCTTATAAAGATATCAGGTAATAACGGTGTCTCGCCTTCTCTGGCTATCTGAGCCTGACTGAATCTAGACATATCGTCCTGCGGTAATTGTGATACTATCTTAACTTCAGGTTCACCGCCTTTCTTGACTATCTCAGGAGTAATCTCTGCTGAGAAATACATTCTTTCTCTATCCTGCCCACTTACCTCTACTGCTTCAAATCTACCTGAAGCGTATTGATGTGAAAGCATATGGAATATACTTCTATATGCTCTTTCCATAGACTGTATTCTAGGATGTATCACAGATTCAACACCCTGCTTGAGTGTATTTATGGCATATCCTGATAGCTGAAAGTCTACCTGTCCGTATACAGAGTAGGGTAGAGAGCCTCTTTGAATCTCTCCACTAACCATACTCATGAACGCTCCGGATTCTTTTGCCATATCCATCATACCGAGAGGTTCTACATCTTCTCCCTGTGCCAAAGCTATCTCTGTTCCTTCCTTATATGGGTCTTCTTCAAGTGTTTTAGTTCCATCTCTGGACTTAACCTTAAGTCCCTGCTTTCTACTTCTTGCTGTAAGTTCCAGCATGGTAGAGAGCATGAAGTTACTATCTTCATAATTACTTCTATTTGCTTTAAATATACTTTCACCAACGTCTGATATAGACTCTGAGCCTATGACATCTGACTGTATGAGTGGAGTAGAACCTACCATACCTATGAATACAGGTACTCCGTCATGACCATGCTTGGTTCTTTTCTTTAGAATCCTGTCATCCATGACCACATAGTTATCTTCCCTATCGTAGAAGTCATATACATCTACACCTGCATCTATTCCCTGTACGGTGGTATCTATCTTGATACCGTACTGTTCTTTTATTTCTTTAGAAGTCTTTTTAATCTTATAACAAGCCCATGTCAGACCTGATGAGGACTCTCCCCAATAGGTATTGATAGGGTCCCAAGGTGTTATATCTATTGTTGTCTTTTCTTCCTTGTCTTTAACAAGTAATACCCTACCTGCATACCAGCCACGCAGTACTATGTACCATGCTAACTGGTCACGTAGCCTTGGAACCATTCTCATGCATAAAGCATCATCTGCACTACGCAGAGCACCTATGAGGAATCGTTCTTTATCATTATTTATCTGTCTCTGCTCACGTTCATTACCGTTTGCAGGGATTCTAACTATCAGTTCTGAGCTTGTCAAAAAACTTATTATCTTATCTGCAAATACCTGTGGTTCGTTACTGGTATAGGACTGATATCCGTCACCTGCATCATAGGGCTCAAGCCTGTAGAGCCTGTGGTCATCATCCATCCTGTCTCTCATAGGGTAGGTTGCATCGTGGTGGTCATCTACCATGTTTATTATTTCACTTGGTTTTCTTTTAGCCATTACTTCCACCTTTTGACTTTGATTCTATCCCTGCCTTCAATATAACCGTAGCCATATCTTTCGACAAGTCCATAAACCAAGGCTTTTATGCCGTGATTGTTCTTATCTTCCGGAGTTTCCCCCACAATATTGCCTTCTCTGTCTGTCTTCCATCTATAAGTTCTGGTCTGTCCGTCAAATGGTGACGGTGCTGCACCGAATTCGCTTAAAAGCCCCAGACATCTGTTACTTACCAGCATATTCGGCTGTCTTGACAACGGGTCTGGCTTTAAAAATGATTTTAAACGCTCAGTTCCGTCATTTATTTTAACTTTTTCTGAAGAAAGGTACAATCCTGTTTCCTTCATCCATATCTCTGCAGGTGCAGCCATAGCCTGATGCTGATAACCGGCAACGTCTATGACTCCTTCGGTGACATCCTTCCACCACGGGCGGGATTTACATATATCTATCATCTCTTCTGTAATAAGACCACGTTCATAGACCTCATCTACTACCAGTACCTTGTCATCTACTATCTGTATGACTTCTATGGCATAGGCTCCGGCATAACCGGGGTCCATCCATAGCTGTACGGGTAAATCTTCTGTATATTCTATATCTGCAACGTGCATATCGGGTCTGAACTCAGGAAACACCAGTCCTTTAGGCGGTGAAGGTATGCCTTCTATCCTTTCCATAAAGAAACTGTCTGACGCTTCTCTTTCTAATTTTAATATCTCAGGGTCTTGTCTTCCACCGGGGTATAAGTGTTCATTAGTATAGCTAGGAAGAGAGAAACTCTGTTCCTGTTCTGATGGAACATGCCATGCATTATGCATTTGAGGATACCACCCCAGACTGCCCTCGAAAGTCCCTGCTAAAAACAGCCATCCACGCTTGGGAGCGACCCTACCACGGAGCCTGAAAAACGTCTCGAGGTCAAGCTGGCTCGCTTCGCACCCGATGATTCCATTCGGGGCACGCATAGCCAACGTTCTGGGGTCTTTAGCTGATTTAGTCTCTATCCTAGTACCGTCTGCAAGTACTAACTTGCCGGGGTCTACCCTCTTACTGGATTCTTTAAGTACACCTAGCTTGGCAAAGTCATCTACAAGGTATTCAAACTCTGCTCTGGTGCGTTCATAGTCTGCTGCAACAAGCCAGTACAGTCCGGGTTCTTCTGTTTCAGAAAACCTTGACAATAGATACTTGCTTGCAATCATAGATTTCCCAGCCTGTTCTCCCCCTGCCACCAATATGAATCGTTTTTTGCTTTCAAGTATGGGCTTCTGAGCCTCTGTAGGCTCGAACCCAACAACTTTATATATATATTCAGCTACGTTAGTCGCTGTTTGAGTTACCATTATTTAGACTCCCGAACTTTTCACTTAGAGCCTTTTTATCTTTTTCATAGGATACTATAGAATTTTGTGCCATAGGTAGTTTTTTTTCTGGCTTATCTACTGTAACCACAGTAGCCCTAGCCATCTTTCTAAATTCTGCTAATACATCCCGTGCTTCTGATGAAGTATCCGATACACCTCTGTACTTTTCAGGGTCGTTTGCATTAAGCATAAAAATCAATAGGGTAGGATTAGCTTTATAATCTCTATTAGCAGCCATTTCTTTAACAAGTCCATAGGCTATGCTTTCAAGTTCTTCTACAAACTCTCGCCTTGCCTGTTCAAACTTCTCTGCAAAATCAGGGTATCTTTTAAACCAACCAAGTACTGTAGTACGATGTACCCCTACAGCTTTAGATGCTGCTTTGATAGTCCCTGCAGTAGGATAAACCTTTAAAAAAGTATCCTGCATTTCTTCTCTGGTTATATTTATACTATTGTTTGGCATAGCTTCCCCATAGTTATGAATAATAACCTAGACATTAACATCTTGCAACTATAAACTTTGGATTAGCCGGGGGTTCCCTAGGGTTGGGTCTCCTCCTTCTTGCAACTGCATAGAGCCAGCCCCCTTCATTCCTCCGGCTATGATATAATCACCTGAACCGGGGAGTTAATGAAAGTGAGCAGTACAGGTTTTGCTCCATTCCTTGCTCACGCTCCTTAGTTTGTACAACACGGCAAAATGTTTACACTCCCCGGTAATGAAGAAGGAAGAAATGCACGTACATAGATGTCCAGTTTGTGATTACTGTTTTGTTTTAAGAAAAGGTAGAAGGTGTCGGAAATGCGATACGCTAATCGTACACCCAAAAGAACTCTATTGGGCTGAAGACCCTAGAAATGAAAGTGGTGTTTTCTTGTGCGATAAGAAGGAAAATCTATATCTACTAAAGATAAACGAATCAGGAGAAAAAACATGGGAACCTATAAAAACAAAAGAAACAATACAAACCTTCTCTACATCTTTAATCTGTGTCTATGAAGGACACAAAGACTGCAGAATGAATAACTGCGGATGCAAATGCCATGAAGGAGGCAACCAATGCAAGAAACAACGTACAATGACGATTGGAGATATGACCTAGAGTTCGGAGAACTAGCTGAAAAGAAACTGAATAAAATATTCAGCGGACCTAGAAATAGACTAGAAGTAAAAGCAGATAAACAAGCGTTTTCTACCGGCAATATAGCCGTTGAAATAGAATGTAGAGGTAATCCAAGCGGTATATCTATATCTCAAACCGAACACTATGTGTTTCTGCTATACCACAATAATCACTACCAGTCTCATATAGGCATACCTACACGGAAACTAAAGACTATAACAGATAACCTGCTAGAATCAGGCAAGGCTAGGATAACAATGGGCGGAGATAATAAAGCAAGTAAACTAATTCTGGTCCCAATAGCTGAACTATTTACCCTTAATAACTATGAAGAATCATGGTAATTAAAAGAAAAAGACCTTAACCAAAAAGAAAATAAGATGTAACATCTTGACAAGATGCATCTTATGTTACATATAATACAGGAGGGGGGGGAATAAGGGGTATATCTCTTATGTAACATCTTACGTTACTCTGTATTAATTACAGAATGCTGTAACTTCAGTTACAAGTGATGTAATTAATTAATACCTAACCTCTTCTTTTATCTAATAATTACAAACATCTGTAATTCAGTTACAAACATCTGTAATTCCTTAAGGAGTAATAATGAGCAACGATGTAATAGACCGAATAATAAAGCTGAATCCTGAAGCACTTACTGCCGATGGATACGATAGAGCAATAATAGGTATAACCAAAAGAAACGATAACCACGTTGTCCTATATTCTAGTGAGAAATGTATCCAGCAGCTTATAGAAGATAACGAATGGGATGAAGAAACCGCCCTTGAATGGTTCTCCTATAATACCGAATCAGCTTATATGGGAGAAAATACTCCTGTGTTTCAATGGAACGATTACGACTGTGATGAGTAAACGTCTTTTGTAAAAA